GTCAGCCCACCGGGATCAAGAACACCTCCGGCATCAACACCGTTGACTTCGGAACCGCTCCTGATCTCGTGCCGACCTTCGCTCAAGTGGTTGAGATGGAGACCAAGGTCGCAGAGGACAACGCGCTCCTCGGCAATCTGGCCTACATCATGGGTGCGGCTATGTACGGGGCACTCAAGACCACCGAGAAGGCCACCAACACGGCTCAGTTTGTGGTCGAGCCCGGTGGCACGATCAATGGCTATCGCGCCATCGTGTCCAACCAAGCAGCCTCTGGGGATGCCTACTTCGGCAACTTCGCAGACCTGCTGGTCGGTATGTTCGGCGGCCTCGACATCGTGGTCGATCCCTACACCGCCAGCACCAGCGGAACGGTACGGGTAGTAGCCCTGCAAAGCTGCGACGTAGCGGTCAGAAATGCTGTCAGTTTCTGCCTTGCAAATGACGGCGGCAGCTAAGCCTAAGCACTAAGGTGACGGCCCCCTTCGGGGGGCCTGATCCTCTGGGGGTTTTATGAAATACAAAGTGCTCCGCAACACCGTAGCAGCTGGCCGGGTCCGCAAGATGGGCGCACTGGTCGAGCTCGATGATGCCGAAGCCAGAGAATTGATGGCGATGGGGCGCGTGGCTCCTCACGCCGAGGAGGCGCCGGTGGCAGATCGCGCACTGGGCCTCAGTGAAGAAACCAAGCCGCGACGCCGCACTCGGGCGCGCAAGGCTCAGGACTAAACCATGGCCGTTGAGACTGCCGATGACCGACTCATCCTCCTCGCTGACTTTGGAGTGGCTGCGACTTTCACTCCTGCTGGAGGAGGGGCGTCGTCTGCTGTCACCGTTATCTTCGACAACGCCTATGAGGCCGTTGACGTTGGGGGTGGTTCAACATTTGCGGTCACGCAGCCCCGCGTCACCGCACGCACGGCGGACGTAAGCGGGGCCACCGAGGGCGCAACGCTGGCCATTGGCGGCGTGACCTATACGATCCGAGTGGTGATGCCTGACGGCACGGGGATCACCGAGATGATGCTTGAGGCGCCCTGATGGCACACGTTCGCAAGCTGATCCGCGATGACATCGAGACGACGCTGACGGGGCTTGCGACGACCGGCTCGAACGTCTACCAGACCCGCGTCTATCCCATCGCCGAGGATCGCCTGCCGGGACTGGCCATCTACACGAGCACCGAGGCCACCGACTATGCGACCATCACGCCGCCTCGGACGCAGGTGCGCACGCTCACCGTGAGCGTTGACGTGTACGTCAAAGCCGTCACCGCCTATGACGACACCCTCGACGCCATTTGTGTGGAAATTGAGGAGGCGCTCTACACCGACCGCACGCGGGGTGGGAACGCAAAGGACACGCGCGTCACCGCCTTCGATTCGGATTTTTCCGGCGACGGCGACCAGCCGGTGGCTCGCGCCACCCTGACGGTCGAGGTCGACTATGTGACCTTGGAGAACAACGTGGAGGTGGGAGCATGACGCTGATTGAGATGAGCGATGGCGCGGCCACTGTTATCAAGGTTCGCGCCGATAAGGTAGAATTGATGGAATCAAAGGGCTGGTCGATTGTCGGCGAGCCTACTGAGCCGCCGGCACCGCCGGTTGATGATGACGCCCCAGTGGCATTGGAGGATTAAGCATGGCAACTCACAAGGGCAGCGAAGGCGTCGTCAAAGTCGGCGCAAATACGGTGGCCGAAGTTCGGACTTGGACGATTGCTGAGAGCGCTGACACGCTTGAGGACACGTCCATGGGCGACACGGCGCGCACCTTCAAGTCGAGCCTCACCACGTTCACGGGCAGCCTTGACGTGTTCTGGGACGAGACTGACAGCAATGGCCAAGGTGCACTGACCATTGGCGCCGAGGTGACCTTTGCGGTCTACCCCGAGGGCGACGCTTCCACGGACACCTACTACACGGGCACCGCTATCGTGACCGAGGTGAGCCGCACGGCGTCCTTCGACGGGCTGGTCGAGGCATCCATTAGCCTGCAAGGCACCGGCGCACTGTCTGAGTCTACGGTGGCCTGATGAGCACTTTGCTGGAGAGGGCAAAGAGCCACTACAAGGCCAAACTCAGCGCCGAGCCGCGTGAGCTCCAAATCCCCGAGTGGGAGGCGACGGTCTACATTCGACCGGGCATCAGCCTCCACAACCTCGGGGAGATCATGGAGCTCGCCAACGCTGGCAAGAGCGCCGAGGCCATGGTGATGACGCTGGTGCACCGCCTGATCGACGGGGAGGGGCGGCCGGTCTTTCGCAAGATTGAAAAGACCGAGCTGCTCCGAAGCGTCGATCCCGACGTGCTGGCGCGTATCGTGGGCGAGATCAACGCCGACGATGCCAGCGCGGAGGACGTGGCGGGAAACTAAAGGGCGACCCCGACCTGCAAATGCAGTTTGCCCTGGCTGAGCATTTGCACAAAACGGTCGGGGAGATTCGCCAGATGGACTACAGGGAGTTTTTGGGCTGGGCGGCTTGGTTTGAGATGAAACGGAAGGACCGACATGGCTGACCAAAAGACCGTCCTGACAATCCTTGCCAAAGACAAGACCGCCGCAGCGTTCAAGTCGATCCAGTCGGCTGCGACCAAGACGCGCAAGCGCATCAATGAGCTCACGCCGGCCTTCGTTAAGTTCGGCACCGGCGCCGCAACGGCAGCCGCAACGGCTCTTGCCGCCTTCACTCGGATGTCGATGAACAGCATTGACAGCCTTGGCAAGACTGCCGACAAGCTGGGCACCACGACCGAGACGCTGGCGGGCCTCCAGCACGCCGCCGAGCTCACGGGCGTCAGCACTGAAACCATGAATATGGCGCTTCAGCGCATGACGCGGCGGGTGGCAGAAGCCGCCGTCGGCACCGGCGAAGCCAAGGGCGCCCTCGAAGAGCTCAACATCGACGCCGCGCAGTTGGTGAAGCTGCCGCTTGATCAGCAAATGGCCATCGTGGCCGACGCCATGCAGGGGGTGGGCAGCCAAGCCGACCGCGTGCGGCTGGCCATGAAACTGTTTGATTCCGAAGGTGTGGCGCTGGTCAATACGCTGGGCGAGGGCTCAGCTGGCCTCAAGGAAATGATGCAAGAGGCGCAGGCGCTTGGCGTTGCTCTTGGTCGCGTCGACACCGTGCAGGTCGAGCAAGCCAATGACGCCATCGAGCGCACCAAGGCGGTCTTTCAAGGCGTGGGCAATCAGCTGGCGGTGGCCTTCTCCCCCATCATCGAGCACGTCGCCAACCTGATCCGTCAGTCTGCCCTCGACTCCGAGGAGTTCGGAAGCATAGGGCAGCGCGTGGCCAATGCGCTGGCTCGGGCCTTCGGCTTCGTCGCCGATGCGGTCCTTGGCCTTCGCCTCGTGATCAAGAACGTGCAGCTTGGATTCGCCATCTTCATGGACTTCCTGCTTGGCGGAATGGCCCAAGCAGCCAAGGCCGTCGACTTCCTGATTGAGAAATACAACGTGCTCGCCCGAGCCTTTGGCATGGACGAGATCGAGACGAACGTGAGCGGCACGCTGGAGGGCCTCGCTGCCGCCTTCGGCCGGCAGGCTGACCGCATCCGGCAGGAGATCACCGACGCACTGGCCGATGGTCTGCCGTCTGAGAACATCATGGCGACCCTTGAGGAGATCACCGTGGGCGCCCGCAAGACGGCGGAGGAGCTCGCAGGGGTAAAGACGGGCACGGCTCAGGCCCTTGATGACGTGACGACGAACGCAAAAGACAAAGTGGCCGACCTGCAATCCGACCTTTCCGATGCGTTGATCAGCGGCGTCACGGATGGCAAGGAGGGCATGATGCGCTCCTTCTCCAACATCCTGACCGAGATGGCCTCGCAGGTGCTCAAGAGCCAGCTGATGAATGCCTTCAAGAGCATCTTTCCCGGCGGTGGTGGAGCTGGCGGCGGGCTTAGCGGCATCTTTGGGAGCATCGGTGCTGCACTTGGCTTCCGGGCAGACGGCGGCAGCGTGATGGGCGGCCGTCCGTATATCGTCGGAGAGCGTGGGCCGGAGCTCATGGTGCCGGGGCGCTCTGGCGCCGTGGTACCGAATGACCAGCTCGGTGGCGGCGGGCTTAACTATGCGCCGGTGGTGAACATCTCTGGTGGCGCGTCTGAGCAAGATCGCGCCATCTTCTCGGCCGAGCTCCGCCGGCAGAAGGCCGAAATCGCTGATATGTTGGCGCGGAGGAGATTCTGATGCCATTGGGCTTCCCTTCAATCACGCCCTCCGCCAGCAGCTGGGAGATCATCTCGAACGCTCGGCAGTTTGTGTCGCCTTTGACTGGCGCGATCCAGACCGCGCAGCGGGGCGGCACGCGCTGGCGGGCCACGCTGACCTTCGACAACCTCACCGGCGCTGACCGTGCGGTGATGCAGGCTTTCTTGGCCCAGCTGCAAGGCACGGCCAATAACTTCTATCTGACGGACCACAGTTACACCCGCCGAGCTGACGGAGCTGGCACGGCCCGCGTCAACGGCGCAAGCCAGACGGGTAATCAGCTGGTCACCGATGGTTGGACCAGCGGCACCTATGCCTTCTTGCGCGGGGACTTTTTCACTGTCAACGGCGAGCTCAAGATGGCGGTGGCCGATGCCACGATCAGCGCAGGGGCGGCCACAGTCGATTTTGTGCCCGAGCTCCGCGAAGCACCTGCCGACAATGCGACGCTCACGCTGAGCTCCCCCACCGGAATCTTCCGGCTGTCCAATCCCGTCAGCGGCTGGTCGAATCAACCCGGCATCTTCTCCACCTTCTCCCTTGAAGCCATCGAGGACGTGGTGGCATGAGCCGGGGGCTGAGCAGTTCCAACGCTGCTGCCCTTGATGCGGCGCTCATCCGGCCGGTGGTTTTTGCCGAGCTCCAATTCGACTCGCCCACCGGCACGCTCTATCTTCACGACGACATCGGCCCGATCACGGCCAATGACTGGGGCGGGACAAGCCGGACGTGGGAAGGCATTGGCGACTTCGGCGGCATCAGCAAGCTAGACGAGGGCCGGGACGTTTCGCCCTACGCCGTCGAGCTCATGCTGACCGGCATTGATGCCGACATCGCCTCGCAGGTGCTGACGGACGACAGCGTGCTTCGCAATGTGTATATCCTCGTGGGCCTCCTCGATTCTGACCGAGCCCTGATCGACGCGCCGCACCCCATGTGGGCGGGCTATGTGGACGATATGCAAGTGGCGGTCGGAACCGAAAGCGTGATCCGCGTGACCTGCGAAAGCCAGCTGGCAGCCTTCGAGAAGATCAATGGCCGCCTCCAGAACGATGCGGACCACCAAGCTGAGTTTGCGGCCGATAAGTTCTATGAGTACCTCCCGCAGATGCTCGATGCCAAGTTCCGGTGGGGCGGTCGCACGCAGCGCTTTGCCTCTGGATCGGCGGGCGCGGTGGCAGGTATCGCCAACGGCCTGCGCGGCGAGATTCCCTATCTGCGATGAGCGCCCGCGAGGAGGCCGTCAGAAGCGTCACACGGGCCTTTGGTGACGAGCCCTTTGCATGGGGTCGCCTTGATTGCTGCCAGCTCGCACGGGCCGTTTTTGAGGCCCTCAGGGGCTATGATCCGGCGCCGGGGCTTGTTTACTCAACGCAGGAGGAGGCCGAGTCCATCATGACCCGTCATGGCGGCTTAGCGGGTCTTCTAAGCCACATTCTCGGCCCGCCGGTCCCCGTCGATCAGACAAGCACGGCGGACGTGCTCCTGTTAAAATTGCCGGGTGTGGGCGAGATCGCTGGCGTGCGCGTTCCTGACGGCGCGCTGGTCCCGCTCAAGGTC